CGGTCGTTCGTCTTGCCATCCTTGAAGGCGAGGTAGATCGCGTCGCGCAGCACGCCGTCGTCGACGGGCGCTTGGCGCTTCGCCTCGTCGCGCAGCACCTGCCCGCCGGCGACGGCCATCGACGCGGACAGTTTCTCGATGAGCGGCCCCGAGAGGCGCGTGAGCCCAGCATCGAAACTGGACGTGTCGAGCTTGGCGCGTATCGCGTCAGCCATCGTTCCCGCCCACCTCGCACACGATGTCGGTCCACGCGCGCCCGGCGAGATCGTGCCGGACGTCCTTGATGTCGAACGGCGTGCCGTCGACGGGATCCACCAGGCGGTGCTCGGTGGTCACGTCGCGGCGGTACCGCGTCCGGAAGCTGTAGCGGTTGATCGCCGAGCCGACGCCCTCGGCATCGCCACGGATCGAGCCCATGCCTGTGGCGCCGCGCGGGTCGGTCCAGAGGTCCGCAGCGGGGCCGGCCACGTCGGCCCACGCGCGCACCGGCTGACCGGCGGCGTCGTTACCGTTCGTGCGCGCCTGGAGGCGCATGCGGCGTCGGAGCTTGCCGGCCTTCACAGGGTGAGCATCCGGAAGGGGAAGATCAGGTTGTCGTACGCCGCGTTGGCGAAGAGCTGCTCGCCCTGCGCCTCGCGGTTGGCGAACAGGTCGCCGATGTGCAGCTTCATCGCCGAGCGCAGGCGCTGCGGCACGGCCTCAGCGTTGTCGCCGTAGCCCGCGACGAAACGGATCACGACCGCGTTGCGCTCGTCGAACGTGGCGGGCCAGGCCTGCCCGCGCTTCAGGTGCACGACGCCGGGCTGCGTGCTCGGATCCACGCCGTAGACGGACCTCGCCAGTGTCTGCTCGTCGCCGGCGGCGTCTAGGTACTTGATGCTGACGACGGACTGGAGCGGCGGCAGCGGCAGCGGAATCTCGCGACCTGCGGGGAAGCGATCGAGCAGCAGCTCCCACGTCTGCGTGATCAGCGCGCGGCCGAGCACGCCGTCGGGCCCGTCGAGATGCTCGCGCGCAGTCGCAATCCAGGCGTCGAGCGCGGCGTCATGGGCGGTGTCGGTCTCGCTGACCTGCAGGCGCGCCTCGTCCGTGGTCAGCGGCTCGGTGGCGGGCGCTTGGATGAGGCGAAGGCGCATGCAGATCGTCCAGAAATGGCTGAGGCCGCCCGGAGGCGGCCTCGAATGCGGTCCCCGCGCGCGGCAGGGCGCGCGGGTGTTACTTGGCGTCGGCGGCCTTGCCGCCGGTCTTCGCGGGCTTCTCGTCGGCGCTGCCGATCCAGCCTTCGCGCTCGCCGACCTCGATCATCTCCGGGTCGTCCTTCTCGGGATCGATCGTGCGGCCGACTTCGAAGTGTTCGATGTCCACGCCGCGGTGCGCCCAGTCGAAGGGCTTGAGGACTTTCTTCATGGTGCTCTCCGAGCGGCGGGGCGCGCGCAGCGCCCCGCCGTGGTGGGTGGATGGATCAGGACGCCGCGACCTTCAGCAGCTTGATCGCCTGGGTGTTGCGGAGCTTGCCGCCCACGCGCTTGCGCACGTAGAACTTCACGAAGCCCGGCGACGTGATCTCGTCGCGCGTGATGCGCATGCCCACGCGGTCCGCGATGAGGTAGCCCTCCTTGAAGTCGCCGAAGGCGAGCGGGAAGGAGTTGGCGGCGACGGCCGGCATGTCCTCGGCCTCGGTCACGGCGTAGCCCATGAACGTGGCCGGCTGGCCGGCGGCAACGGCGTTCTGCCACAGGTACTGGCCCGTGCTGTCCTTGTACTTGCGCATCGCAGCGAGCACGAGCTTGCTGGTCACCCAGCGCGCGTTCGCGCGGTAGCGGGCGCGCAGCGCGTAGACCAGGTCGTAGAACGTGTCGACGCTGGTCGGCAGCGCGGCCGCCTGGCCGGACGCGATGTACTGCAGCGTGCCGAAGGCGCGCGAGGCGTCCGAGGTCGCCACCGGCGTCGGGCCGCCCAGGAAGCCGGTCGGCTTCTTCGTGCCGTCGCCGCCGACGAATGCAGAGCCCTCGCCCTGCGCCATCGCCTCCGCCGCCGAGAGCACCAGCCAGTTCTCGACGTCGAAGAACAGGTCGTCGAGCGACTCCTCCGAGGCCTGCGGCTTGGCCGACGCCATGCCGAAGGTCGGTGCGACCTCGGCTAGGTTCGGCGTGTTGGTCTGGCTGCGGGTGTCGCCCTCGCCCACCCATTCGAAGGCGCCGCCGCCGATGTCCACCAGCTCCTTGTAGTCCGGGCTGCCGACGGTGCGCACCGTGGCGATCTGGCGGATCGGCGAGATGTCGACCGACAGGCGCGCGATCTGGCGCTCGATCACCTCGGGCAGAGCGAAGCCGCCGGCCGAGCCGGTACCGGTGGTCGTCTGGGTGGCGCGCGTCTCGAAGCCGTCGTCGTCGCCCATGGCCTTCGCCTCGACACGGCGCAGCTCCTTGCCGCGCTGCTGCAGCGCGGTGCGCAGCTCCGGGTCGCCAGGGTTGCGCATCCAGCTCAGGAACGCGCCCTTGTAGGCCTCGGCCTCCGGCGAGCTGCGCTCGTCGCGCGAGCCGGTGGTCGCGCCCGGGCGGGCGAGCTTGGCCTCCATCTTCTCGAGGCGGCTCTTGGCCTCGTTCAGCGCGTCGATGTGCTGGTCCATCTTGGCCAGCTTGGCGTCGAGCTCGGCGGTGCCCGCACCCTTCTTCGCGGCCTCGAGGCGCTCGTCGTTGGTCTTCTTGTACTCCTCGAACGCGGTGGCGATCTTGTCGAGGGCCTCGCTCACCGACTTGATGTTCGGCTCCTCGCGCTTCTCGTAAAGCGCCGCGCCCAACGCGAGGGCGACAGCGAGGCGCGCGTGGAACGCAGCGTGGTGGCGCTGCATGGTCATGTGCATCGGATTCATTGCGGTCTCCATAAAACAGAAACCCGCCAGCAGGCGGGTTGATGGGGTTCGCCAGCCGGTCGCTTAGGGCTTGACGGTGAGGGTGGCCAGAAGGCGGTCCGCTGCCTTCAATGCCTGCGCGGTCGAATCCGCGGACTCACTCCGCGCCTCGCCCATCCGCATGACGCGCGACACGAATGCCGTCGCGTCGGCCTTGCTGAAACCTGCCTCTCGCAGGATCCGCTCGGCGTCTTTCGGGGCCGCCATGTCATCCGGCGACGCCTTGACGTTGGTGATACGGGCCTTCTCGTTCGCCGGGAACGTGACGAGCGAGACCTCCCACAGGTCGATTTCGGTGAGCGTGCGGATCTGGGCGTCGCGGTCGTAGGTCCACTCCTCGGCGACGAAGCCGATCGACAGGCCATTCAGCGCGCCGAGCTTCAGCAGGGCATGCGCCTCTTTGCCGCGCACCGTATCGAGCGCTAGCTGGCCTTTGATGCGCAGGCCCTTCGCGTCCTCGACCATCTCGGTCCAGACGCCGATCGGCTCCTCGGCGTTGTGCTGCCAGAGCATCGCGGGCATCGTCCCGGCCGCCTTGTGCGCCTTGAGGGACGCCTGGAAGGCGCCCGAGGCGATCACGTCGTCGTAGTTGTCGCGGACGCCAAAGACGCTGCCGTAGCCCTCGACGGTGCCGTCGTCGCCGGTCGCCTTGAGCTGCAGCGCATAGGCGCGAACCTCGCGGCCTCCGGCCGACTCCTTGCGCTCGAGCAGGCGGGCGGGCGCGCGATGCGACGGCCGCGTCGCGGCGGCCTGGCGCTCCGGCGGGCGGTTATTCCGCGGCTGCGGCTTCTGCATCGTCGTCACCTTCGGGCTTCGTCTTGCCGCTCGTCATGTTGAGCGGGGTCAGGGGATCGTCGAGACCCGGCAGCGGATCGAGGCCTTCCTCGTCGCGGATCTCGTTGCGGGTGTAGGTGCCGGTCTCGATCATGTTCCGCGCCCACTGCGCGCGGTCCTTCATCGAGCCTGCGGTCAGGTAGCGCGTGTCGAACTCGGCCCACAGCGGGCCCGAGCCGTCGAGCAGCATCTCGTCGATGCGCTGAGTCCAGGCGACGTGCCAGGGCGCCAGCGTGTGTTTCGTGTGCGCAGCGAAGAACGCCTCGGAGCTGGCGAACGTCGCCGACTTGTCCGAATGCCCGACCATGATCGGGAACACGCCATAGACGCGGCAGATCTCCTCGATCTGCAGGCGACGGGTTTCCACGTGCTGGGCGTCGACGCCCGTCATCGCGGTACTGACCCACTTCGCCGCGCGATCGAGGATCAGCGGCGTGCCCGTCTTGTCCGGCCCGGTCTGCGCCTTGATCCACTTCGTGAGGCGGCTGTGCTGGTCCTCGGTGAGGTTGCCCTCGACCGAATACGTGCCGCTCGGGCGCAGGCCGTTCTCGTGCATCGCGCCCTGGCTGCGCTCGGTCGCCAGCGCGAGGCCGATCGCCGAGCGCGCGAGCGCGACCGCGTTGAGGCTGCAGGCCCAGTCCCACTGGACGCCGTTGAGCACGAAGACGTCGTCGGGCTCGAATTCGCCGATCAGGCCGAATTCGTCCCAGCAGCGGTAGCGGACCTCGTAGCGCGAGACCTTGCGCACGTCCCAGCGACCCGGCATGACCGGGATCAGCTCGCGCACGCGGCCGTTGCCGCCGCGGACCTTCAGCGACAGGCCGGTGCCGGTCAGTGCGGCGTGGAGCGTCATGAGGCGCCGCCATTCGAACGACGTCTGCCACTCGTTCGGGCGCCGACTGAGCAGCCGGTACTCCGGGATGTTCTCGGCACGCTCGCGACGGCCGTCGGCGCGCTCGCGGAAGACGTGCAGCGCAGGCGTCGCGCAGCCGTCGGCGATCACCTTGACGCACGCGAGCACCGTCGACACCTGCAGCGCCGTCTTGTCGTTGACGACGACGCCGGCGACGCGGCCGCCGCCGACACCGTCGAGCAGGTTCGCGACCTGGTCGTAGGTCAGCTCGGCGGCGCGGCGCTCGAGCCCGCGGGAAAGCGCACCCATTACGCGCGGCCCCGCGCCATGAGGACGCCGCCGGCGACGGCCAGCACGCCGCCCGTGATCCAGCCGGCAGGCACGTAGATCAAGCCCGCGCCTGCGGCGATCGCGGCGGCGCCGGCGGTCATGACCAGGTCCGGCGCCTGCGCGGCCAGCACGCCGGCGAGCTTCTGCAGTCGGTCTTTCATTCGACGGTGTCCCAGAAGGATTGGCCTTGGCCGGCGGGGTTGAGCTGCATCAGCGAGACAGCGTTGAACGTGGCCATGAGCGGGTCGATCTTTGCGACGCCGCTGGCCTGCTTGGTGATGTTGATGCCCTGCCCGGAGGGCACGATGCGGGCGTTACCCACGCACCAGTTCATGAGCGGACGGCCGCCGTGCACCATCTCGCCGCCGGCGAGCCAGCGCTCGGTGGTCTTGATGGCGCCTGACATCTTCCAGCCCTGCGAGATGCCGATGACCTTGTCAGGCGGCACGCCCTTCGCCTCGAGCGCGTCGAGCACCGCACCGATGCCCGCCGGATCCACCCCGACCTTGTCGAGCAGGCCCGCCGCTTCGATGCGCGCGACGATGTCTGCGAGCTCCTCGACGTCGTCACCGACCGAAGCGACCAGCGTGAGGTCGCCCTCGGCGGCGAAGTCACGGAACCGCGGCGCCTCCTGCTGCCGACGCTCGAGCACCGAGGGATGCGCCCAGGCGTGGTTCCACAGCAGCTTCGTGCCCGTGCGCTTCTCGCGGCCCAGCGCCGCAGCGCCGAGGAGGTCGTCGAGGCCACCGCCGTCGATGCCGACGCTGATGACCTCCGATCGCTCGATCAGGTCGTCGAGCGTGAGCGCCGGCACCGCCTGCGCTTCCCAGAAGTCCGCGCCTGCCCACCGGTCCGATCGGAGGTTCAGGCCGATCTCCACGTTGAGGTGCTTGGCCAGGAATTGCTGGAAGCTGCCGTCGGTGCGGTGCTGGCACTTCCGGAGCTGGTCCTGCAGCCACTCGGTGCTCACCGAGCGCCCGAGGTTCGGATTGGTGATGTGGAAGTTCGCCGGATCCGTGTAGGCCTTCGCCTCGATCATCGCCGGCGGGAACTCGTAGAGCACGCCGAGCGACTTGGGATCCTCGATCACCCCGTCGCGGACGTCGCGGTAGTACTGCAGTTTCTCCCGGAAGACGCCCGCAGGCGGCTCGTCGCTCTGCGTCGTGAGGTAGATGACCCACCCCTCGTCGCGCGACACCTGGCCGCCGGTGGCCTCCATGAACATGGCCTCGGCGTTCGCGCGCTTGCCGAACACCCAATGCTCGTCGATCAGCACGCGCCCGGACTTCTTGCCCGAGACGGTGTCGGTGTCGGCCGAGACCACCTTGAGGGACGCGCGCGTCACCCGGTTGGTGATCGTGCGCACGTGGTCCTGCACATGGAACAGCTCGGACAGCTCCTCGTCGGCGCGCACCATGCCGGCCGCCGGCTTGAACGAGTTGTCGGCGACCTCCTTCGTCGGCGCGAGGA